ACTGGCTTCTGTTTTCGTAAAACGGTTTTGGTTACATCATCCCACTTGGTCATAAAAGAGCCATGGTCATCCCATCCCGTTGGCTCTTGCATTAACTTTGCAAGGTATTCTTTCCTAGCCTCATCGCTTTCAATCGTTGCCTGTATCTTTTTGGTGGTTAACTTATCCCAGGTAAGGCGCAAGATTGCTTTCAACATGCGAGAGTCTGCCTTCTCCAGATTTTTGCGAATATGAGCGTTGCCTATGTCGTGAGCTTTTTGCTTTGCAGCTTCGAGCATGTCCGGCGTTGCAGTCTCGTACCAAGTATCGAATTTATCTTTTTGCATAAATAATCTCCTTCTTAAAAATTAATCAAACGGACAAAAATCATCTTCTTCACTTACCAGAGGGGGTATTTCGTACTCAGTACTTAGTATCTTTTTATTAGTAATATTATTCTTAGTATTATTATTCTTAGTATTGAGTATTTCGTACCCCCTCATCTGAGTATCTCTTACCCCCTCAGGGGGTATATTATGCCCCCTCTGGGGGTATTTCGTACCCCCTTTGCTGGTAAGTGAAATAACCCTTTTTCGACCATTATGTGAAACGGTCAAATAACCTGCATCGGCTAGTTTCTTGATTAAGTTTTGAATAGTCTTTTCAGAAAATCCGGTTTCTTCTGAAATATGTTTTCGTGACGCAAAACAAGGGAGATTCTTTGCTTCCCATTCTGCAACGTAAGCAAGAAGGATGGCTTCGTATGGGCCTAGTGTTCTTACTAAATGCTTCTTTGTGTTGAAAAAAGAGGTTTCTTGAGGTATTTTAGCCATAGTATTTCCATTTAAAACGCCCTATTACTTTGACCGGTATGGGGCGTTTTTTTATTGTTTCCACTACTTATACCTTTCTGAAACAATTCCCTCAACTTTTTTTTAATTCTACCGAAACTATCTCTGTACACAGTACATCGTATCTGGTACGGTTAAGGAGTAGGGCAATTAAGCCAAACGAAGGGAATATATGAGAAACGAGAAAACAGCTGATAAATATACTTGGTCGCAGTGGCTATCATATTGCGAACGCCTATGCCCCAAAGACCTATCTTTTAATATGCTAATGCTAACCGTAGACTTTTACGCTGCTTACAAAAATAAGGTTTCTCATAGGCGTCTTATGTGCGAAATCGAGCATGTTAATAGTCTGGAGTGGCTAACACCTGAACAACGCCAGGAACGTCTTACAGCCGTAATAAATAACAACTAAAGGAGAACACCATGAGAAAAATACTTTTAACCCTAGCCTTTCTACCCATAGCAGCATCGGCGCAAGAATGTGACGGACCTTGCCAGATATTTAGGCAGCATTTTGGATTACCTGAAACTAATACGCAGCAAGCGCCATCTTACGGGCTGCCCGTTCAGCCGGTTTTGCCGGTTCCGCAGGATCGTGGTCCATGGGGAACAGGTTACAGCATTGTGACCACTACGCGCCCACAGCGTAACTTGTGGGATAGAGACTTAACCGGAAGCGAGACTGTGCAACGTGTTGTGCCTAACGACGGGTTAGGCCAGCCGATGCGTGGGCTCGACCTTGGTTGGGGTAGGTAGTTAAACGTGTAAATGTAAATAAAGGAATATATGAGAAAAATACTATTTGGACTATTAGGGCTTGTATTGTCGTGCTTGTCGGCTTGTACAGGTATTGAGGCTGGGGGAAAGCTGTGGATAACTCGCGTTGACGAGCGCCAAGAATCACAGAAAACCCATAACGTGCCCCTCAAATGCTACCTGTGGGCCGACTGTTCACAACCGTCTAACGTGCAGGGGAGCTAACCATGAAAGCGATTAAAGAGCTTCTATTCACCCCTACGGGGATTGCTGTGACTATCCTGCACGTCTGCTTTTTTGTAGGCGTCATAACCTGCGTAATAGGCGTCAGAGTCTACGTCTTAGGTGATGACCCTGCTATGGCAATAAAAGCAACTGTGGGGCGTAAATGAGCAGCGATCGGGGTAGCGGCTGGATAGTCGCTGCCCTAGTCGTAGCGGCTTGCTACGTCTCTTTACCGGAGACCCTAGTCTATCATCAGGCGCGCTTGTTACGGCGCCCTGTGGCAGCTTCTAGGGCTCTTCTGGAGGCAGAGGTAGAGCGTGCCGCCGATGCTCACAGAATACCCAGGCGAGTGCTCAAGGCGTTAGTAAAAGTCGAGAGTGCTTACAACCCTAAAGCCGTCTCACGAGTCGGGGCTAGGGGGATAGCTCAAATCATGCCTTTCAACGCTCGCCGCTGTGGGTTACCTGATGCCGATCATTTGTGGGATCCGACCTACAACTTACGTTGTGGAGCTAGGATCCTACGGGAAGAGCTTGATCAGCATGGGGATCTACAGCGTGCTTTAACCGTCTACAACTGTGGGCGGGTAAAATGTGCTGAAGGGCAACAATATGCAAAAAAAGTGCTAGCGCTATCGACTGTGTACTGATAGTGTCCTAGTGCTGTATACATTAAAGGGAATATATGAAACTACTAGAAATAAGCTACCTACATTACAAACTAAAACACAGAAATGGCTACGAATTCGTCGTCAGAGGCACCCGCCTCGATGATGGTCGGCTAATCTTTGACCCTGTAGAAGGCTGGAACGATTGCTGCGAAAATTGCCAGCAAGATGCCGAATCTCTGCTAGAGGACATAGACGACGTAATTTACAACGCCACACCGGAGAAATATGACTACGAATAAACGATGGACACAGTGTGGCCGGTGTAATAACTGGCAGCCTGTAAGAGAAGATGCCTTTTTTGACTGTGTTGGAACTGAATGGCAGGAATGCGAATTTTGCGAAAGTGATACAGGGCCAAATTTAGTTTTAATAGAAGGCTTTAACTGGAACGAAGACGAAATAGACATAGATGACAAACAGAAATATGAGCAAAGAACTAACAACAACAAATAACATTGAGATGCTTAACACGCTCCGCAACACCGTAGCACCTGGGCTAACCGATCCAGAGTTTTTATTGTTTGCAGAGATGTGCAGAGCTACCGGCTTAAACCCCGCAACAAAGGAAATCTGGGCTATTAAAGCCGGTGGCAGACTACAGCTAATGACGGGAATCAATGGGTTTCTTAAAATCGCCAACTCCCATCCTCAGTTTGATGGTATGGAGGTCGAGTTCGAGCGTGATGATAAAGGCCAGTTAGTTGCTGCGACAGCTAAGGTATACCGAAAGGATAGGCGGTTTCCTTCTATTGCAACGGCGTATATGGCTGAGTACGGCAAGCAAACTCCTATCTGGAAACAGATGCCGTCAATAATGCTTTCAAAGTGCGCTAAGAGCTTGGCTATCAGGGAGGCATTTATCAACGAACTAGGAGGACTCTACACAGCAGAAGAGATGCCAAGTGAGTTTGCGCCACCTAAGCCATACGAGCCACCGCCAATTGACCCGTTAGTGCATGGCGATGTCATAGAAGTAAGACCGCCCGACGCTCCTAAGCCAAAGGCAGTTGTAACCTTTTACGACACCAGCAGTTTAGACGGTGATCAGCGTTTAGCAGCGGAGCGATATTTGCGTAACTGTGAAGCTAAACCCATCACAGAAACTATCTGGCGTTCGCCGATTCGTTTGAACAGATTATCGCAGTGCATTACGGAGGATGTGAAAGATGAAATCAAAGTGGAAGCGTAAACGATTAAGGCTAATAGTAAAAGCCAAAGGAGTAATAGGCTATGACAGAAGAAAAGCGGCGCGATGCCCCCAGGGAAGGGGCAATGCGCTACACGATAATAGTAGACCGTCAATTAGTAGCCTTTTTGAAGAACTTTTCAAAAGAGAGGCGAGTCAGGATAACCGATTTGATAGGAGATGCTCTTGAACACTGGATTGAACGAATTAAACAGAATCGAGAGCGCTATTGATGCTGTTGTAGAACAATTTGACACACCAGAACGGCTAAGTGAGTTTGAAAAAGGTCAGGCGGACGGACTGAGGTGGGCGCTGGATATTATCAGAGCAATAAAAAGCCCCGAAGATTAATTAAATAATCAACGGGGCTAGGAATATATGATACCTCCAGGATACCAGAAAAAACGTGATGCAGTAAAGATAAACAATGTAATTGATAACGTAGTAAGCAAATTAAGGAAAACTATGAACAAACCAGTACAGAATTTTAGAGACAGAGGACTAGACGTAGCAGTATGGCCAACTAAGAATGGTGGCTACAGCTTTACAGTACGCAAAACGTACAAAAATAAAGAGTCTGGTCAGTATGTAGAGACTAAATACCTCTACAAAGAAGAATGCGAGAAGCTAATAGAGCTACTTCAAGAGGCAGTAAAATACGCTAGCAATAGAGCAGCACACGACGAAGAACATATCGCATCTGGTGGCTACAGCGGGCTTAAAAGCACAGCTAAGCACGAGGATATTGACGATATAGATATCCCATTCTAGCCATGATCACACTGCCCTACACCATACAAGAAATGCTTGTAGCATTTAAAGCCGCTGAAACCAGGCAGTACGAAGCGGAGTTACTAGGCTGCAAAGAGTGGAAGCAAAACACTTTGCTTGATGCGCTAGAGATTCACACTGTAGGAGCTTTAGCAGAGCTAAAAGTGTCTCAGTGGCTAGGCAAGCGAGACAAGCTAACACATGGCACGTTTAAAAACGTAGCAGATTGTGGGCACGACGTAGAGGTTAGGGCAGTGAGGAAAGAAGATGGCAAGCTGGTATACAGAGATAATGATGCTAGTGACCGACGTTACATCCTTACTTACGTTAGTCGTAGCAGCGTTAAGTTGCTGGGCTGGTTGGAAGGATACTTGGCAATAGAAAGAGGTGCTAGGGCTAATCCTGGTGGTTATAAAGAGGCGTGGTTTGTCTCGCAGGATAAGCTGTGGGGCATGGAATCGTTTGAGAGGTAAAAGATGAGCAAGACACCTGAAGAGTTGGCAGAAGATCACGCAAACATGCGATGCCCAGAACAGGGTCCAGAATTTATCGTGTGGTGCATGTGTAAAGATGATTTTCTTACTGGCTATAGAGCTGGGCGAGAATCAATGCTTGATGCGATCACTCGCATGGATAGCGCTATCGATAGAATGTTTCAACGAGCTAAAAAAGGATTAAAAGATGA